TGTTGATAAATTTGATTTTGACCCAGAAATTGTTACCAGAATTTTTGGAATCGGTGAGAATGGAAAAGTTAATCCAATTTACGGTCAAAACATGGTCAAAAAACTTGAGAATCTTCAAGATGCTATAAGTAAAGCAAAAATTGATCCAAGTAAAATTGATCTCTCTGATCTTCAAGAGCTACAAGGCACATTGAGTGAGGATTCGATAAAAAAGATAACCAATATTATAATCGAAAAAGGGGAGGCTACAAAAAAACTCGACGAGTTCAAACATAATGCGCTTCTTAATGGTGCAATGAATGGCCACAGGGAGGCGATTGAACGAGGAGAATTCCCAGCCGCAATGTGGGCCGCTAAACCAGATATGGTTAGGAAGGCATTGTCTAAGTTTGGGCCTAAAGACCAAGAGATGCTTCGAGGTGACTTTATTGAGCACTTTTTCGGGAGGTACCCAGCGGATCAATCCGCAAAATTCGGAGATGCTAACCTTTGGAATGCAAATCAATTTCTAAAAGATGCTTCTCAAAATCCATCGATTATTGCAAATATGCGAGCTGTTGTTGGTGACGAATTTACTGATGACATTCTAGCTGCATCCAGGATGATGGATTTAGTGAAAAAGCCAACCGTGCCATTTGAGGGCAAGGTAGCTGGTGCAGTTATAAACGAAGGTGGCGTTAAGGGTTACATCAACCCAATGACGTATATTCGCCCGTTTAAAGATAGATTTGCTGCTGCGGCGTATCGAGTGCAGAACGGCAAGCCATTCAAGAAGTACTTAAAGGACATTGGTCGCAAGGAATTGACTCCAGAGCAAATGGAGCAATACACTCAAGGTATTGTTAACGGCGTTCTTGCTACATCGCAGGGGATTCAAGCCTTAACTCAAACTGGAAAGTACGATCCAGAATGGTCTGCTGAACTTGGTAAAATAATGGGAACAATTCCAAAAGAAACTCTTGAATACCGAGAGCAATTTGGTGTTGAGCGACCATTTCGTGAACGATAGGCACCACGCAAATGAAATCAAAAAGCAAAAAGCAAGTACGCTACCTGCTCAGTAAGGTTTCGCCGCTTTCCTCAACGCAACAGAATAAGCTCAAAAAAGAGTTGCACTCTGGGGCCGTTAAGGTTAAAAACGGCAAGAAGACCAAATGAGCGACGAAGACCTATCAGCGATTGATAGTAAAGAGGCGATGAAAGAGTTCTTCCTTGAGGTCAAGGAAAGGGCTAAGCAATTCCCTCGGAACACTATCGAGAACTATAACCCGAATGTGGCGGCACAGATTCTTTGGATGCTGGCGCAGGGTGGGCGTATCAATGCTATTGCCAAGAAGTGCAGGGTGACGCATGAAACTGTTCGTGCGCTGGAGTGGAGGCATAACGATACGCTGGAGTCAAAGCGCAAGGAGTTCTCCAAACGCTACGCTATTGCTGCGGCTGAGTACACAGACCTGCTCTTTGAAAAGGCCGAGCAGTTGAGCCGTGATCCAGACCAGCTCAAGGCTATCTCACCAGACCGATTGGCGTTGACTATTGGTATTATGACCGATAAGGCTGGACAGCTCTCTGGCATGGCTAGTACTATTGTCGAGCATCGCAAGGGGCCGTCTATTGACGATGCGGCCAAGATGATCGCGGAAGCCAAGTCTAGGATTGCCAATAAAGTCAAAGCGCAAGCGGTAGAAGCTGAAATTGTAGAGTAATGCAGTGGCGCAAACATCCAATCCTTCAGCCTCCCAGCGATGACGAGGTAGCATTGATGGAGCCAGATGATCTCATTGAGCTTCATCGAATCTACCATGAGGCCATCGAGAACGCTGAGAAAGACCCATTCCGATACGGTTTTAGGCTTCCACACTGGGAGAAGGCTGAAGAGCAATTGTCGCAAGTCTCTGAGGTTCTGGCACTTGGGGGAAATCGCAGCGGCAAAACTGCGTGGGGTTCTTACTGCGTGGTCAAAGCCGCCATCGAAAACCCAAAGTCAGAGATCTTCTGTTTTGCTCAAACATCAGAAGTTAGCATTCGCCAGCAACAAAGCGCGGTATGGAACTGGTTGCCGCATGAGATGAGGACAAAGCAAACTTCGGCTAACGCTTACATTTCGTACACGAAGAAGAATGGTTTCACGGATAACTCGTTGATTCTACCAAATGCGTCACAGATCATCTTTAAGACCTATTCTCAGTATCAGAACAACCCAACTATCCTAGAAGGTGCGGAGCTTGGTAGTCGTGACCCCCAGTGGCACAACATCGGCGTATGGTTGGACGAGTACCTTCTTGGTAACGAACTTATTGACACCCTGCGCTTCCGTCTTGCTACCCGCAACTCCAAAATGCTAGTGACATTCACTCCGATTGACGGGTGGACTGAAGTGATTAAGGAATACTTAGATGGTGCTACAAGCGTCCAGAGCGTCGAGGCTGAGCTTCTCAACGATGAGCTTGTACCCTATGTCCAAAGGAGCAAGAAACGCAACGCCAGCGTTCACTACTTCCATAGCAAGGATAACCCTTTCGGTGGCTACGAGCGAATCAAGGAAACCCTAGTTGGACGGCCTCGGGAGGAGATCCTAATTCGTGCGTATGGGGTTCCAGTTAAGTCCCACGCCACCAAATTTCCCAAGTTCAATAAAGAAGTCAATGTTGTCCAGCCATCAGAGATCCCAACTACGAATGTTACTCGCTATCAGATTATTGACCCGGCGGGTGCAAAGAATTGGTTTATGGCTTGGATTGCTGTGGATGCGTCTGGCACATTTTGGGTATATCGTGAGTGGCCGGGTGTCGATGTAGGTGACTGGGCTGAGTGGAAGGGTGGTAAGTGGATGCCGGGACAAGGGGCTAAAGGCCAAGGGTTTGGTATCCGTGACTACATGGATTTGATTGCCGAACTGGAAGGTGACGAAAAGATCTTTGAGAGGCTAATCGACCCTCGGCTTGGAGCGGCAAAGTACCAGTCAGCGGATGGGGCATCTTCCATCATCGAGGATTTGAACGATGCCGGCATGGTTTGCATTCCAGCTCCAGGGTTAGACATCGACGATGGACTACAGGCACTTATTGGCAAGATGTCATGGGACACCACTAGACCTGCGGATTCGGTCAACCGACCGCATTTCTATGTCTCCTCCGAGTGTGAGAACATCATCCAAGCCCTAAGTGAATACACGGGTGACGGCGGTTTGAAGGAGGCATGGAAAGATCCAGTCGATGTGTTACGTTACGCCGCCATTGCAGGAATAGATCATGTTGACGAAACCCGAAATCTTGCTACAAGACAAGGAGCAGGAGGCTACTAACAAGCTATGAAGACTCAAAACAAACCGATAGTCGCCGAGGAGCTTATCATCGACTGTTTAAAAGAAGCGTATCTCAAGAGGGTAAAAATGGAAGAATATGGGAAAACCCCTAGGCTTACCGAGGAGATTGAAACCCTTGAACACGCCATTCGATACATGAAATCTAAACTAAACCATGAAAACAGCACAAACTAAGAAAGCAGCAAAGCGCGGTCGCCCGCCAAAAGCTAAGCCAGAAACCCTTGATTCCCCCGTGGAACCTCAAGATGACACCACCTATGAGGGTGATTATCTAGTAATCCGCAAATGCCCAAACCCTAGTTGGGTAATGGTTCGCATGGATGGTGAGGCAGTCCCAGTTAAGGCTCCACCTAGGGTTTCGCACAAACTAGTTGGCAAACCTATAAAAGTTGTTATGATACGCCCCGAAGTAGGCGAGCAGTTCTACGAATACATGCCATCATGAGCGCACCAACAGAAGAGCAAGAAGAGTCGATGATCTACGCCGAGGACGGCCCTAATGTCATGGCGTTGGCTGATGCCTACGACAATTGCCTTATTGACTTGGAGGAATACTTTGAGGCTTGCTTGCGCTCGTATGATGACCGCCGTAACCTTTGGCCGGGTAAATCTGACGACCTCCGTAAACAAGCCGCAAATGCCTTTCCTTGGCAGGGAGCTAGTGATATTGAGGTCAATGTCATCGGGGAGCGTATCGACGCATTTGTGGCCATTCTAGACCAAGCCTTGCAGCGTTCCCACATTAAGGCTTTCCCGACTTCTATGGCATCTATGCCACGGGCTTCAATGGTGTCTGGATTCCTCAAATGGATGCGCTCGTCTTACATCCCGAACTTCCGTCAACAGATGGAATTGGGTGCTAATTATCTGCTAGAGAAGGGGTTGATGGTGTCGTATGTCGGATGGAAGCGTGAAAAAAGGACATATTTACAACAGGTATCCATCGAGGAAATCGCACAAGTCTCCCCCGATCTAGCGGAACTTATTGTTAGTGGTGCGGATGACGAGATGGTATTCGGCATGCTTCAGACAGCATTCCCCGACCTGTCGTCAAAGCGTGCAAAAAAAGCCATTATGGATCTTCGTAAGAAGGGTCTGGCTGAAGTCTCTGTCCCTCGTACATCGGTAGATTGCCCAGTAGTTTACTCATGCGCCCCCGATGGCGAGGTTCTTTTCCCATCGTATGTGACTGATCCTCAACGCGCTCCGTATGTGTTCTGGCGCACATTCCTAACATCTCAGGAGCTTGAGAAAAAAGTAACCTCCGAGGGCTGGGATGCCGATTGGGTTGAGAACGCTATCGAGCGACTTCGTGGTAAGGACTCCATGTACCTCGACGGCGAGAAGCTCAAGACAATCGACCGCTTGCCTATCACGGACGACAATGACCTTGTTATGGTGGTGTATGCCTACCAACGTTTGATTGACGAAGAGGATGGCAGCGAGGGCATCTATTGTACCGTTTTCCACCCAACCACAGAAGGCTTCGCCAAACACGAACTCCTTAACGGTTATGACGACTACCCCTTTGTGGTTACGCGCCTATCGAACGACCAGAAGCGCATGTACGAAACCCAGACCTTCTCGGACATCCTCCGTGGAGCGCAAATGCAAATCAAGACCGAGCGTGATTCTCGTATTGATCGTGCTTCTCTGGCTACTCTCCCTCCATTGTTGCACCCGGCTGGTCGTCCGCCCTCTGATTGGGGGCCAGGAGTAAGGGTTCCGTATCGTCGCCTTGGTGAGATCCAATGGGGGCCACCGCCTCCAGCAGACAATGGTTCTGTTGAGGTTGAAGTATCCATGACCGCACAGGCAGACCGTGCCGTTGGTCTTGATATGTCCAACCCAATCTCGGCCTCCCGCCAGCAATTCGTGGTGTCCAAGTTCTTGGATCATGTCCGCGATGTGCTAAACATGGCGTGGAAGTTGTATCAGAGAATGGGGCCAGATGAGGTATTCTTCCAAGTTACTGGCAACCCCAATCCGCAGGTGATGACCAAGGGTTCTGCTGACGAGAATTTCAGCATCGTGGTGAACTTCGACTCGCAGAGCAACGACCCAGAGACTGCCGAGACTCAACTCAAGAACATGGTGTCATTGGTGCAGCTAGACCGCAACGGCATCATGGATGTGAATAAGTTGCTTGAGTTCACGGCATCCAGCATCAACCCGATCTTTGCCGACTATGTTCTCCAGCCTGCCGAGGAGGCTCAGCAAAAGGTCGCTAAGAATGTCACAGATGACCTTGCTAAGATTTTCGCTGGTATCGAGGTTCCTGCCCAGCCTAATGGCGCACAGATGGCAATGCA